TAATGATGGTTCATTAAAAACTGCTCCTATTACAGACAAACAAGTAGTTAAAGAACCAGAACCTAAAGAACAAGAAACAGTTAATGATTGTTCACAATTTGGTCCAGGTTTTCATAAACTTCCAGGACAAAACTTTTGTACTAGAAACGATGAAGACCCATACTGGAAAACAGATGCAGGTCGTATTGAATTAGGTGAAATGGAACCACCTAGACAAGAGTTTGACATAGATAAATTTATGTCTTTATTTAGGTAAGCCCCTGTACATTAAACTGCTGCAATAAATCTTTCTCTCTCCTCTGTAAGCATCTATTGTAGTAGTTTGTGTACGCTTCTTTATAATCATTATCTAGTTGCGCTGCTCTAGTTGCATAATCTCTTGCTAATGCTTCTGCTAATTCCTGCTTACTCATCTATTTCTTCCTGTATATATTCAATTCTAGGGTCTAAAGAATAGAACTTCATAGCTCTAATCATCACGATCTGTTTGTCATTTTCATAATAGATACCTTCTAGAGAATCAAGTAGTGCCTTGATGTAGTTATCTATGTCAGAATTATTATCGCAAAACTTTTCATGCTTTTGTTGTCTTTTTTTCTTTGACCATGACTTTGGTATGGTTACATAGAATTTACATTGAACATACAGTTTTTCTTTAGAAGGTACAAACTGAACATCTGAAGTTGCTACTTCCATAGCTTTTTTAAATTCAGTATATCTTTTAGGAAAATATGTAGACCATCTAGTAACTCTAGCTCTGCTTGCAGGGACTGGTTCTACATAGAATGTTTTCTTCATTTTTCTAATACATACTGAGCAATCTTACATTTCTCACCGAACTGATTAACTACATTAATTCTAGTTGTAGTTATGTTAGCTGTTTTTCTTAATCTATGTATAACTGCTGCTAGTCTATAGACTCCTAATTCTGACCATGCTTGTAGTGGTTGAATAGTGCCATTAGTTATTAAGTAATTCATTACTCTATCTTCTTGATTATTGTACATCTCTTACTCCTCAAAATAATCATAAATCTCTGGAACCTTTGGATAATTAACTATGTGTGTTAAGAACCTTGGTCCAGTACTATAAGCAAATACTTTAACATCTGGATAACAATGCTTTTTATAAACACAGTAACTACATTCAGTACATAACTTCATGTTTCCTGACTTACCATCTGCTACTGGTTCAAAGCATCGCTCTGGTTTATCACCTTCTACCATCTGTTTAAGATGTGCTACCCTATCTTTGACTGACTCATCATAAGTGAATGACTCGAAGTGTGTACATATCTTACCATTCTGCTTATCGATTGCTAACCAGCCACCTTCATCTGTACCTGTAGCTTCTGCGTAACCATGCAACTGTTTGATATAACCGAATGCATCGTCATCACGCAGCGTTCCTTCTTGGAATTTCTTAAAGCCATAGGTTGATGTAGTCTTTACATCTATTAAATGTCCATCGATTGTACAATCCATAGAACCTTTAATGCCTTCTATCTCTACTTCATGCTGCTTGTGTGCTACTCTATGTCCTGATAATTCAGCTAGAGCTAGTACTAAGTGTTCAGTAGCATGTCCATACAGAAACTTCATTAGTGTCTGTGGTGTCATATTCTCTGATTTATAGTCGTTATGTAGATACCATAGGTATAGGTCTTGCTTACCTATATTACTCATCCTTAAGGTACGCTTATCTTCGTTCTCTGTGACTACTCTTTTAAGTACATCTTTCATAGCATCACCGAACTCATCGATTACTTTATCTACATCGACTCCTTCTGCAGCTTTGTTTTTTTTTAATACATCATAGATGTCATCTACTAATGTGTGAATTTGTTTCATACAACCCCCCTAGTGTGTATCTGCCCAACTGTTACCTATCTTGTACTCTCCATCTAGGCTACAGTTAAGCTTATAATATTTACCTGCTTCTACAATACTAGCTACGGCAAACTGACCGAACATTTCTGCTTGGTCTTCTCTTACTTCTGACTGAATCTCATCGTGTATGTTGCCTACGAACTTGAAGTCTAGTTGAAACTCCATGCACATTTCGTAAAGAATATCTAATGCTTTCTTCATTACGATTGCTCCAGCTGATTGAAGCAATGTATTGAGTGCAGCATGAGAACTTCTTATATGTAGATTCCTGCCATCTAACCCTACTATTGTACCACTTTCTCCGTCTGAGATAACGCGCTCTCGTAAACTTTTAAGTGAAGGCGTGTTAGATAGGAAATGCTTCTTAAGTAGTCGTCCATCTTTTTGACTTCCTCCAATGATGCTACCAATCTTTTCATCTCCTGCTCCGTAGAGGAACGCGTAGATAAAGGTTTTTGCAGCATCTCTTGATTCAAGTCCTGCAGCGTTTTGATTAGCTGTGTGTATGTCTCCATGTAATATCTCCTTAGTGTACTCTTTGTCATCCATATAATGAGCTAGCATCCTTAACTCTAATCCACTAGCATCAACTCCTACTAACTTATAGTCTTTGGGTACTATGAATAACTCTCTACATTCTTTACCATAAGGACTATGTGTAGATGGGACTTGTGCCAGGTTTGGTTTGGTATGAGTCATTCGACCTGTCACAGCCCCACAACTATTTACTGAGCCATGTATTCTATTGTCTTCGATGTTCATACTTTCTAGCCATGAAGACACTAGACCGACTCTCTTTTGCAGCATTAAATACTTAGCTATTAACTTAGCTTCTGGTATATCTACTGACTCTAGTATTGTTTCTGATACTTTGGGTTGTCCAGTTTCTGTAAACTCTTTTGGTTCCCACCCAAAATGCATTAAGTATCTACCTATTTGTTGTCTACTACCTAGATTAAATGGTGGTGCAGTCCAACATCCCCACCCTTGCTCATCATCTAGAAACGCCATAGCATCTAATTGATTTAGTAAGTTACTACTTATCTCACCATCTTGTGTGTATGGTTTGCTAGGAAACTTTAGTGGTTTGAATGTAGGTAGAGGTACAAATACTTCATGTACTGCTTTCTCTGCATTAAACATTTCTTGCTTTAGCTGGGCTAGTAAACCTGTAGCTTTTTCAAAGTCAAACAACCAACCATTTTGTTTTTGTTGATTGATTAACTCAGCTACTTTATGTTCTAATGCTAACGACTCTGGACTGAAGTTTGTCTTTGTCATTAAGTCATACACTCTGTAGGTTACTTCAACATCATTGATACAATATTCTTTCATCTTCTCTGAGTAAGAATCAAAGTCAGTAAACTCTTGCTTTTGTTTACCTAGCTTCTTACCCCATGCATCTAGACTATGACCACCTTCACGACTAGGATTATCTAACCTAGACATGACTAATGTATCTTCAATTTTCCCCTGCCATACAAAGTTAGTTAGCTTATTTAAAACAGGGATGTCATATCCAATAATGTTATGACCGACTAGAGTATCTGCATCTACTTCCATCAACCACTTGTAAAAGTTTCTTACTTGTGATGGTTCAAAGAATTGTGTATCCCAGCTCTTGCCATATACTTTAGCTGCAATACACCAGACTTTGGTTGGCTCTAGTCCGTTAGCTTCTATGTCAAATATAACTTTACTCATCTTCTATAGTTACTTCATTTAATCTACCTGTTACTGAATCATAGAGTAGATGTCCTGTGATACCAGTTTCACCTGTGTATCTATTCTTCAGTATCCTTAGTGTTGTTGTGTTACGCTCTGTTGCATCTTCTGATTGTTGATTACGCTCTAGTGCTATCACTATGTTGGATAGCTGCGCAATACCTTGTGAACCTCGTAGATGTGATAGTGAGATAGCACCACCCTCTTCATGCACAATGCCAGACTGTCTTGATAAGTGCGAGACTACAAACAATCCGATGTTAGTTTCAACTACAACTTCTCTGAGCTTGGTCATCAAAGCATCTATGTTTCTACGCTCATCACCACTAGCATCACCAGACATAACTAGGTTAAGGTGGTCAAGTATTATCCACTTGATGTTTTGTGCCTTAGCCATCAGTTGTATTCTAGATATAATCTTGTCAATGGTTAGCTCTTTACCATCGTACATTGTCAATGCTTCTTCGCCATCCTCTCGATAGAACAACTCATTGAATGCATTCTCAGCATCTGCTGGTTTTGTATTAGCTCTGATGTCATCAAGATGATATGGTCTGTCAAGATGTAGACCAACTAAACCATCGAGGGTTCTCTCTGTTGTTTCTTCTAGGTGGATGATACCTACCTTGTCAGGTGTTTGCGTTAGCAGATGGTACTCTAGTTCTCGTATGAGGGAGGACTTACCCATGCCAGTACCAGATGTTATGGTAACTAGCTCACCTAGTCTAAACCCTTTAGTCATTCTGTTAAGGCAGATAAACGGATAAGGTACTGATGTCTTGGGTGGTCGTTCCATCCATGTTTCTTTTAGCTGCGTTGCACCGATAATATCTTCTGGCATAAAGGTCTTTGCCTTCCACCATCTGTCGTTTATCTCTTGGATTAGACCAGCCATCAGCATATCTGAGATGTCTTTGTATCCTTCTGGATAAGTCATTATCTTTACTTTGTCTGGTGAGAACATAGCTAATGCTTTTTCTGTCGCTACACGCCCAGCCTCGTCATCGTCAAACGCTAGTACGATTGTTCCAAATGAGTTGATGAAGTCATAGCTACCTGCTAATGATTTCTCTACACTACCTGCACCATTCTTTAGCGATACGACTGGCCACTTACCCTCGAAGACTTCGGCAAGTGACAGCGCATCTATCTCCCCCTCGGTGATTGTTATGTACTTGTTACCTTCTTGGAATAGACATTCACCAAACATCCCTGACTCTTTGAAGTTACCTTCAGTACGGAACTGTTTAGTTGCTACCTCTCTTACTTTGTGTGCTACCACTCGACATGCTTTGTCTGTGTAAGGATAGTAGTGGAACTTCTCACCCTCTTCGTTGATAGCAACAGTTACTTTGTATTGCCTACAAATCTTTTCAGAGATACCTCGTTCAGGTATTGCTTGATAGCTGCCTTTGGTTTTTAATTCTTGACTAGGTTCAATCTTCCTAGTGTAAGCTGTAGTTTCTATTGCCTCACCATCACGCTCATAGTAGTCACAGTCTGGTGAAAAGCAATGCTTGTGGTCACTATATACAGCTAGGTTATCCTTACTACCACACGAAGGACATGCTTCCTTACGAATATAATTGCTCATACTTATCCTCTTAGTTAATTGAATTGACTGACTTGCATAGAACTGGCTCAGTCAAACCAGACTAATGGGTGCCAATTATTATTACACCTTCTATTGGGCGCTGGCTGTGTAGCAGGTTACAGCTTCCCTGGAGACTACAAATGTCATAGTCGCTACGCTTTCCATCGCATCCGATGATAGTACAGATACGATAGAGGGATTAAAATTCTTCGTTGAAGAACTCTTCATCACCAGGAACTTCTTCTTCCTTACCCATCTCGAGGATTAGTATCCTCTTCATGTAAGGAACCATACCTGCAGTAGGATGTTTCTTAGTGATGTATTCAAGTTTGACTTTGGTATCTCTTGGTAACTCTTCGTTCCATTGCTCATCTTTGTTGACGAATACTGGGACTTGGTACTTAGAACTGAACTTACGAATAGGTTCTCCCTCATACTCTTTGATGTGTACACCTATAGCTTCTAACTCTTTAGCAGTTGCTGGGTCTAGCTTTAGTTGTACTACATACTTACCAGTCGATTGACCTTGGTAAACATCGTGTTGTGTTAATGCAGTTTTGAAAATGGTGTGTCCATTTACTGTTGGCATATACTTCTCCTTATACTTTGATTACTTTGATTACTTTTAATATAGCAGCTTAGGGCTGCAAGTCCCATGTCATTTGCAGGAAAAGTCTAGGTGAGGACTGAGAGAGATTACCTAGTCGAGTAAGCAGACACGACGCTTACAATTAAGTATTTTAACACAGTCCATCTTTAACTTTTCCTAATGTAAATTATACAACTTATCGCAATAATCTTCTAACTCTTTTTCCTTTATTAACTCGTAGCTACTATCGATTATCTCGATGACATCTTCATCAGTACATTGCAATATATTATCTGCAACATACTTGATAAGTATTTTGTACTTGTATTCTAGAATGTCTTTTTCTTTTTGTTCTTGTTCTGTCATAAGATTCCAGCCTGTCTTTCTTTCCATTCATCATACAGCCTATCACATTCTACTTCAAATCTTTCTTGCTCTAACTCTTGCTCTTCTTTCTCTGCTTCAGGGTCAAAGAAATTCCTTTCACCTTCTCTACTGAAAATCATACTACCTCCTCTTCATCATAGTAGTCTTGTAAAAACCCAAAC